CTCTCCCTGTCAGATCTTCTGTGCAGTCCCGGTGTATCGCTTACATACCCCTTGAGTTTCTTCTCTGCACCTTTCAGCTTTACAGCAGCCTCTTCGAAAGCTTCTTCATTTCCTGAAGCATCATACATCATGCAGAGCCTCTTCTGCTTTCTGACATCCCGCTCAAGAGCCCTCTGTATCTGCGTCTGCTTATACAGCCTGTCATTTTCTGCCATGTCTTCCGTAGGAAAATACCTCTGCACACTCACCCCCGGAATGAACGGCCACTTGTGATGACGGCAATTAATTCCAAGGATTCCGTCCGGTTCTCCATAACTGGATGAGTTCCACGGATAATACCTTATTTTTTTCCCATGCAGGTCTTGCGTGTATCCGCTCCCGTTATTCAGGTCAAATACTTTCCCCTGATCTTTTGCACATTTCGGGCGTGCTCCCGAATGGCTGTCAATCAGAATCAGATTAACTCCTGCTTCCCTGCACCTTGCATCCTGTGCCTCGTCTGCCACTCTCTTGGCGGTATTTCTCATGCACATATTAACATAGGCTTCAGGAGTCCACTCCCGTCCAGCTTTATCAACAAACGCCGGGATTCCTTTTTCACAAAACCTCCGAATACACTTCACCATTGCCTGCTGTCTGGACTCTACACCGGATACAACGCCTGTGGCAGAACTTGACAGGATCATGTGTGCTTCTCTCGTGATATCATTCACAAGTCCGACATACGCCGCATTCGCCTTGTACAGCATAGTGGTACAACAGGTATTTAAAGAATCTTTCGTCTGTTTTCGGTACATCTGCATCATATCCTTTACATCCCTGCTCTTCTTTGCTGCTACTGGAATACCTGCAAGCCCATCTCTTGCTGCCTTTTGAAGTCCCCTGTCGATCGTCTTGATAGATTTCTCTACCGTCTCGTTCAGCATCCTTATAGCTGCAGTCTGACTGATTCCCGACATTCTTGCAATTAATAGGATATGTTCTCGGTCCAGCTTTCCGATTTCCGCAAGCTTGCGGAGTTGCCACTCATCGGATGCAATCGGCTGCCCCCAGTCACTTAGATGCTTGGCAATATTCTGCATGATCTGACTCTCCAGGTCTATGTAATACCCGTCAATCTCTTCAGCAATCTGCTGACTTTCCATGATATCCATTTAATCACCTTACTCATTACTCTTATTATCATCGGCTTCTGGATCGTCTGCATCTTCATCCTCTTCGGATGGACTATCCGTCTTGTCCAGTTCATCTTCATCGTCCTCCGCACCCGTCCAGTCAATGTCCTGACCGGTAATTTGTCCATCTTCTTTGATTCGTTCCAACTCTTCCTGTGCTTCCTCCTCGGAGCACTTATTGATCTCCATGATTGCCTTAACCTTTGATCTGAGTCCAGCACCAACCAACTTGATATTCTTATCAATAATTGTATTACTGTCCTCAATAATGGAGTCATCAAAATCCACTGTCGCATCTACTACTCCGCCCTGATCAAGGAAAGATACAGCCCGGATCAGGTTAATGATTGCAGCAGATATAATAATGCAGTGCTTCTGCCGATTCTGATACAGATCAGATTTGTCAGATATAACCTCTGTAGCTGTCTTTACACCGCCCTGCTCGAATTTATAGCGTCCTGCACCCATTCCACACTTGAAGCTGAGCAGATCTAACGCTCTCTGCATTCCTAATTCATGATCCGATGCCCGGATCGTCATATCCACCTCAGTCAGCTTGTTCTCCCCATTCCGATCTTCAGGCAGAATGTAGTAGACTGTATCGTTCGGATCAAATACCGGATTTGTAACCCCGTCAGCTTCCATCTGTCGTTTCGCCTGACTCAGTGGAACCATGATCCTCTTGCGACCTAGAACATACTCATTCATATAGCTGTCATAGATCAAATCACATCCTTTCACTTCGTCAAGTGCATTTGCATAAATTGATATGCCCAGTGGACTGTCCAAGTCAATATTATTGCAAATGTTGGGAGTAACCAGCTGAAAAAGTGGCTCTACGCTTTCCGTGCCGACAATTTCCACAATATCTTCCGGTGCATCAATCTCTTTCCCTGATTCCTGATCTATATATCTATTTTCGATATAGTACTCATCACCTTTCTCCTCCTCGCTGCGTCCAAACCGGTGAATCTGAATGTAAATCACCTTTTTCCCATCCACAACTTTAGGAGTTCCGAAAGCGCATTCTGTCACGTCTCCGTTATCCCATGCCAGAGGATAGATCATATCTGCCCGAATGTAATCAATAACCACATCCCCCTCTGCATTTTTATATTCTACAAATGCCCCTGTTCCAAGCGCAAAGGACAATTCTAGTAGCTGATTTGCACGTGTTTGGAAGTTATTTGCCCGAAGGATTTCCGTCAGCCTTGCATCATATCCTCCTGCGTGAATCGCCACCTTTTCATTCAGGAGAAGATTTGCCCAGTCTTCACTAACCGTCTTGGCCATGCCAAGCTTATACCGATCCTGTTTTGTCATGACTACGCCGTTGTATACACTGTACTTATGGAATTTCTCCACATCATTCTGATACCAGTCAAGCCACTCATCTATATGGTTGTATGTATCGTCTGATGCAACATTGAATTCGCGCTTTAAAAGATATGCTTTCACTGCTCTGTTTACTGTCATACTCATCTTTCTCACCCCCTACGCTGCTATGTACAAAATGTCTTCCTGTACGTTTTCTGTGCTGTATTCTGTACTGTCCAAACTATCCACGTTCATTTCGCCATCATCCAGCCGGACATCCATGCTCTTCTTTTTCTCGTCATATACCGCTTCTTCAAATGCTGCAATGATATGCGTACAATGCCGCATAACTTTCCACCTGTGCTGGGCAATCAGACTGTTGTAGAATGCGATCCGATCATTGATAGATCCTTTAATTGCATTCTTGATCTCTATCACTATATGTTCATGAATCACCGCACTCTCAAAGCCTGCAATCAAAGCCTGTTCAGCACTGTCACAGTATGCTTCATATACTTTGTATCGACTCTGTGCTCTTCTTACAAAGTCAATAAAGTCTTCCTGTAATTGCTTTGGATTGATACGCTCCTTTCGGTAATATTCATCCAACACAACCACCTGCTTATACCCTTTTGTAAATCCTGTAAGGGTAAAAGAATGAGCCGACTTCGTACCACCGAAATCGACTCCAATCACTGCATATGCTATTTGATTTTCATCTAACCACTTCTGATCAATAAGATAATCTTCTACATGGTCCGCGAACTGCTGGTAGATAAGACCATCAGCAGCTACCCATTTTCCAAGAATGAAACGCTTGTAGAACACACTTCCATGTGACCATGCTCTGCGGTATCGTTCCAACACCTTCGGAGATAACGTAAGATTATCCGTCATCATGAAATGCAGATGGTAGACTTTCTTTTGTTTTGCCTGAAGAATGTACTCTTCCCGGATATAATGGTGTGGTCCTGCTGGGTTACAGTTCATCCAGATTTTTGCACCCTCCACAGAGCAACGTCCAATCGCCTGATCCACGAAGCTTTTAGGGAATAGCGCCGCCTCGTCCAGATATGCGCCGGCAGCAGTCAATCCCTGGAGGGCATCCTGTGCCGCTTCGGTATTCGCTCCGTACAGATAGTATGTATTACTCCCGATCTCAATCCTTGCATCTGTCCCCGATCTGATATATTCATACGGCCATCCCCACGCTTCAAGAATTTGAAGCATTGGTCGAATCACATTCTTCTTAAGTGCTCCCATTGTCTTACCGGCAAGGATAAACGATTTCCCAGAATGCATCTCTTGTGACCATGTAAGAAAACCTATGATACACGCTATCGTCTTTCCCGATCGGATAGCTCCATCAGCAATCACGAAATCACAAGAAGAACTTGCAAGTGGTGGTCTCCACCAATGCATAAGCCTCTGCTGTTGCTCGGAAAAAGGAGCAAACTTAAATCTCGTCGGTTTCTTCTGTTTCCTCGGCATCTTCTTCCTCCTGCTCACCAGTGAACAAATTGTTGAGATCTTCCTGACTCGGCTTTATCGCTTTCAAAAAATCATTGATGTTCTCATTCTTCCCATCTGTATCACCAAGTTCCTGATCTCTAGCTCTCTTGGCTCTGTCTGTCCGAATCTTCTGCTCTTCCAGATCCTCTTCTGACTTATCCGTCTGCCCGACCACTTGCATGATGGCCTGATACGCTTTCACGTTCCCCAGCATAGCTTCCTGGATCATTGCCATTGTGATCACATCCTCATAAGTGGTATTCTCTCCACTGTCAGCACGTATCACATCAGACAGTCCTTCGACATCCACCTGCATGGTCAGGAGCTTATTCATTGTATCTCTAAGGGCTGCCTTCCTGCGTCTTGCTTCACCGGACTTTATACCGCCGTTTCTTCCACGCTCTCTTGCTTCCCTCTTGCTTCGTACCGGTTTTAGGTTGTATTCATTCGCCACTTCACCACCTTCAATTCTGGTTTATTTCATGGACCATGTAGGAATCGAACCTACGACATTTCGCTTATGAGACGAGTGTTCTACCGCTGAACTAATGATCCATTTTAAAGATAAGAAAAGCACCCACACATCACTGTGCAGGTGCTTCTTGGGTTTTATACAAAGAGAGGACGAGCCGCAGGAATTCAGCCTTTGGCTCAAGTGTTATTGTACATGAGAATCCGGGGAATGACGGGACACTTTCAAAAACCGATCAATTTTCTTGCCCACACCACTTCTGCTCATATGCACTTTCTTTGCGATGTCCTCCAGTCGCACGTTTTTACGACCGTCTATGTAGTACTTTCGAAATATCCGGTGCGTAAGGCTATCCGGTATCCCATCCACGAACTGTTCAACCTCTTCACACTCCTTCTCCAGTCGTTCCTTCCTCTGTATATCACGATCCTGTAGTCTCTCATACTTCTTCTGGTCGAAACCGACAACACTCTGTGGCATTGGATATCCCTTGCTGTAATCAAATACTACATCATTCCCGATCATTGTGTCGGACTTCCAGCGATTATTCAGGACGTAATCCAGTTCCAGGATCTCCATCTTGTTGCTCCTGTATGCTTCCAGCCTTTCCTTTGTCATTGTCTCCAATGGTATCACTCCCTATCTTGTATTTTCTGGCTATATATCCAGTAACATCTCCATGCCACAACTG